AGTTATTAACATAGTTATAAATTAATGCTTTATTACAATACTGCGACCCTATACTAGGATAGCATACCCACATTTCTGTTTGCTGTACATTATGTGCAACAAAAGTGAGATTATAATATTCATCATTTATATTATCAAATAATTCTTTTTTAACTAGGTCAGTAGCTACAGTCTTTTTAGATACGCCATTGTGTATGATTAAATCACCTTGAGTTACTACAAAATGATTACCATCAAATTCAGCTACACAGTTTCTAGTCAACACCCCTGTATCGTTAAATAACTTTTGAAAACTAAATACTAGATTGCCACCGATATAGTTAGCTATCCATGTAGAGTTTTCTTTATAAATAATAAATGATTGTTTAAGTGCTAAACCATCAACAATAAAATCTGATTCATCACCTATAGTTACTTCACCTGCATCATTAGTACTAGCTGCAGTCCATGTAGAGGGATAACTAAAGTTTTCTGCTGCATCGCCCCATCTTACTTTGTTAGGAAACTCTGTTCCACTTTCTGTAAGATTAAGTGCCATTAGGTAGTTACCAAATGCTTTTATAGTTTTGCAAGTTGTACTTGCTGGCCAGTTAGTTAAATCACTAAATGCACTTGCTGATGTAGTAGCTAAACATTGTGGGTCATCTACCCCATTACAAAGAATAGGCAAACCATTATAGACAGTTCCTGTCCAATTACCTACTGTAGTTAAATTAGTTGAATAATCGCCACCTGATGTCCTTGTAAAGTTTGTATGAGTAGTACCATCAGTTCTATAAATCTTTGCTGTGCCTGGATAAAACCAATATGATGATGTGCCAGTAGACCAGTTAAGTACAAAGTATGGAGCTACACTAGGTGTTCCAAATACTGCATCATGTCCTTTGATTTTCTTTCCTGCATTATCAGTAAATCTTATATTACTTGCATGTGAATAAAACTCAGGTGGAAGTACAGTATTGTTTGTATCTTTTATCATGCCCTTTGGAGCAGGTGCTACAAATGTTGCCATTAGGCAGTCCTTTTCCACATTTTAACAACAATATATGGTTGTAAGTTGTTATGACTTTGTCCACCACCAGTAGCAGTTGTTTGTTGAGTAATTGGATTATAATTACCTGCAAAGTTCAAACCATATGCTGATGGTCCACCTGTATTATTATCAAAATAATCATGCGTATGTGTGTGAGATGGTATTTGAGAAGTAGTCAATGTATGTGTTTTAGCACCACCTGTTTCTTCTAAAGTATTAAAATTTGAATCACTAGTATTTTGTCCTACTGGAACACGACCTGCACCAAATGCTACCCACGTACCAAAACCTAATAAAGTTGCAGGATTAGTTGTTACTGATGCATTTATATAAATAGAACCGACAGGATATACGTCAGCTAAAGTTATTATTGAACTGTTAGTAATAGTACCTGTAACTGTTAGGTTTCTAATACCTGTTATGTCTTTGTTAGAATCTGCTGTAACAGCTTTTGATGCTTCGACAGTACCAAGTGTTGCTATATCTACATAATTAAGTTCTGTAGTATTTGCCGTAACACCATCAAGTAAATTTAATTCTGTATGTGTTGATGTCATTGCCCCTGTTATATTGGGGAATGTATTTTTTATTGTTGATTTAAGTAATCTTATGTGGTCATCACCTTGAGCAACAGAATCAGTTGCTCCTGGATTTGAAGTATTAAGACTATCTATATATGTTCCTGTTTCTAATCCCATTCGTTACTCCTTAGGGTATTTGTTTTTAATAGATTGTATTCTTGTTTTCCAAACATCTATGCCTTGATGATAAATTTCATCTAACTGATATTCCCAGTTGCCATACTCGTATTTGCGTTTTTCATCTTGTTGAAGATTACTCTCATAAATATTTGCTTGTGATTCTAATGCGTCTAATTCAGCATCTGTAGGTTTAGAAATATCTAAATTCCATTTTTTAATATATGGACCTTGACCATCATCTTGTAAAATTACCTCTTTGGTAAAATCTATTTCTTTATTAACATATTGTCTAATTTTGCTTGATAAACTTGCCATATTATACTCCTATTAGCTTATATGCTCCAAAATAATTAGAAGAATTAACGCTCTCAAATTTTGGACTACCACTAGTGTCTAGCAGTCTTCCATAACCCTCTAAGTAATCTGTACTTCCATTCATTTCTACTACTGTGTTTAGAGATAATCCTGCTTGACGACCATTATTACTTCTAAAATCTATAACACTTTCTGCAATAATACTCCCATTTTTTTGAATATTAGATGCTATAAATGAACCTTGACTATTACCTGCCGAGTCTGACCTAATTTGTGCATAAACAAAATATTTACCTGCTACTGTCGGAGTAAACCTATAATTAGTTGTGTTATCATAACATCCATCTGTATCAAAAATTTCCGTATCAAATTGTACTTTTGTAATTACATTAGAACTTATAGTCTGGTCAGCACTTAATTCTGCTTGAAAAGCAGGAGTATTATTTCCACCTACAGTTATCTCCCCTGAATTTGCAGGTAAAGTAAGAGTATTAGTTCCTGCTACAGCAGGTGCTGAGATTGTTATATCGCCACTCGTAGACCCTTTTAGTTTTATACTACTCATTCATCTGCTTCCTGTATTGTGTTACCCTCGGCAACCCATTCTTGAATTGCTTGGTAATCTGAATTATTTTCATCTAATGGTACTGATTTAATAACACTAGAATTTTGATAGGTTACTTGGTAATTATCTAAATTTCCATCTGAATAAACTTTTTTAACTGTATTAATCATTATAACTCCGAATCTATATCATAATAATATGCAGTTTCTTCTCTCCTAGCTATAATGCCACCACTATTTGTAACTGCAGTTCCTAGTTCACCATGAAATCTTGCATGGTCTAATCCTATATTTTGAATATTAACACTACTAAAATTTTGAACACTTGATATACCATAGGTATAAACAAAACTAGTTGCACTATTATAACCTATTGTAGGAATTGCTCTTTTTCTAACTTTGTAAGTTATAATTCCTGATACTGTGTGGTCAGAGTTGGTATAACCATCTCTTTTAATTCCTATTGAAAAGTATTCTCTATTACTACCTGTTCCTTGACTTCTTTCGTAATATCTCATACATCTAGCTAGACTTGTACCTACATCTTCAAACTGAAATGGTGGTATGCTGTTAGCATCAAATGTTCCTACTTCTAGTTGAACACCTGTTATATATAATTCATTAGATGTGCTATCAAAAAAGTTTACTTGGTTTGATGTGGCTTTAAATGATGTTGATACAGTCCAACTTGTAGTTGCTGATGCATGGTCATCTGAGCCAGTTGCTAAATGCCACAGTATTCTATACCCTTGAGCATTATCATTATTAATTGTATGAGCTGAATTACCAGTCCATGATATTACTTTTTTTTCCCATGTATTAGAACTATTTATGGTGTACTCAAAAAGCACATAACTTTCATCTGTTATATTTTCTTCTTTAATTTGAACACAATAAGTACCTGTCTTATTTGATTTTACCCAAAAAGCCAAAGTAACTGATTCAGGAGAAGTAGAGCCATGTTGTAAAACTTGCACATCTTGACCCTCTAAAGAATAAGCAAAACACACATTGTGAGTTCCTGTTGGTGTTTCAGTTGCATCAGGTGTTATTTTTAAAGATTTAACAAGTCCTGTATTTGATGGAGCATCAGTTGCTTGTGTAATTGTAGCATCACCTGTAGCACCACTTGTAGCAAAATAAGCAAATCTATCTATCGAATAAAAATCAACACTACTACTAGGAGAAAAAGAAGTTCCTCTTTGTGCAATTTGCATATCACCATTTATAATCAATGGAGTAGCAGTCTTTCTATCTAAAGCTACTGTGTTATCTGATACTGTACCATGTAAAGTGAGTGCCATTAATTATTCTCCTAACAAGCCATTACTACACAAGGTACTACATAACTTCCATCATCATATGTATTGATTACTGTAGTTGATGTTACCTTTGCGATTGTTTTACTTCTTACTATATCATCTCCTTGTGGTTTTGCTGTGCCATCACCTGCTGACATGAGTAAGTCTCCTCTTTGAACTGTTGTTCCTTGTGCAATTCTGATAATCATATCACCTGTCATTGCTAAATCTATATCGTTATATCCATCTTCTTCTGTATCCCACTTAACAAATAATCCTGCAACATTGATGTCACCCTCAACATCACTTATTTTAAGTTGGTTTCTTTGTTCGTTTTCTACTTCAACACCATCTACTTCCCATACAACCATTTCATCTAGGTTAGACATGACTGTGCCTTTTAAGATAGTTGGTTGTGAGTTGTCCGATAATCTTCCCCAACGAGATAAGTGTCCACCATTGTAGGATACTGTTGAACCTGATACTGATATATTTCCTTCTGAATTTCCAGCACTTCTAAAAACAACTAAACTACCATCTACAGTTCTATTTACAAACATAGGATTTGAACTTGATGAAATAAAAAATTGTTCGTTAGTGCCACCTCTTATAGATATAGCTTGTGTGTTATTATTAAATCCTGGTTGTACTTCTGATAGAGTATCTCCAATAATTAAATCACCTGCATTATTTAACCTCATATGCTCATCTGCATTTGTTTTCCAAGTTATATAATTATTTGCATGGTCATAAATCATTGTGCCAACATCAATATCATCAACATCACCAAAAACAATACCAGAAGAAGCAGATGTGCTATTAGTCGTTATTCTTAAAAAAGAATTTTCTGTACCTGTGTTGTGAATCCTTATATTAGTTTGGTCACTAGATTGTACATCTAAATTATATGATGGATTACTAGTACCTATCCCTACATTACCACTACTCTCCATGTGTACTTTAGTTGTACCATTGGTTTGTAGGTCTATTTCACCACTTGTATCTGATGTTAGTTTTAATCCATTAGTTGTATCGGCATTAACCTTACATGTCATAGTATTACCCACCTTTGTCCACTAGGAACTGTTACTGTTACACCACTTGCTATAGTCATTGGTCCAACTGAAAATCCATTCTTACCTGATGTTATTGTATAGTCAGATGTTATATCATCTGAGTTTTCATAGATAGCACCACCTGCTGATGCTCCTCCACCACCACCGATTGCACCCCAA